ATGGCAACAATCAGGGCACGAAAACTGGCGGATGGGTCTGTTACCTACACGGCTCAGATCCGCATCAAGCGCAACGGAATGCAAGTCTATCAAGAGAGCCAGACCTTCGCCCGAAAACAGGCGGCGCAGGCCTGGGCGCGCAAGCGTGAGTCTGAATTGGACGAGCCAGGTGCGATTGAACGGGCGAACCGCAAAAGCGCCACGCTCAAAGAAATGATTGACCAGTACCTGATCGAGGTTGAGAAAGCCCGGCCGCTGGGAAAAACCAAGCGTGCAACCCTCACAGCAATTGGCGAAACGTACATGGGCAAGCTGGCCGATACCCAGATCAATACTCAATGCCTGGTCGATTACGCACTGTGGCGGATGAGTCCGGAAGGTGGGGGCGTCCAGGCGCAGACCGCCGGCAACGACTTGGCCCACCTCGGCGCGGTGCTTTCCATCGGCAAGGACGCGTGGGGTTACCAACTTGATCCTCTGGCGATGGGGGGCGCACGGCGCGTACTGCGCAAGCTCGGCTACAACTTGAAAAGCCGAGAGCGTGACCGGCGTCCTACCCTCGACGAGCTGGGGAAACTCATGGAGCATTATCAGGAAATGCAGGCCCGGCGCCGAAGCATCATCAACATGATGAAAGTGGTGGGCTTCGCCCTGTTCTCGACGCGCCGTCTCGACGAAATCACGCGGATACGCTGGGACGACCTCGACGAACCCGGCCAGCGAGTGTTGGTACGCGACATGAAGAACCCAGGCCAGAAGATCGGCAACGACGTCTGGTGCTACCTGCCCGACGAGGCCTGGAAGATCCTCCAGACCATGCCCCGTGCCGGCGAAGATATTTTCCCCTACAGTCCTGAATCAATCTCAACATCCTGGGCGAAGGCCTGCAAAATCCTTGCGATCAAGGATCTGCACTTTCATGACCTCCGTCACGAAGGGGTAAGCCGTCTGTTCGAAATGGACTGGGACATCCCCCGGGTGGCGAGCGTTTCGGGGCACCGAGACTGGAATTCGCTGAGGCGCTACACCCATCTGCGTGGCAAGGGTGATCGCTATGTGAAGTGGGAATGGTACGAAGAAATATTGAGGGCGCCCGTCCAACTGGGCGCCGCATCAATGAAGTGGCTCAAAAGGCGTGTTTTAACCCGTTGAGCTGGCTGTTCTCTTTTACCGCGGCTGCGCGCTGTAGGTCGAGATACGCAGCCAGGTCGGTGATATGGATCCCCTTGGCCGACTTCTGGCTGCGTTCGAGGCGGGTGATGGGGATCTTGATCTGACCGCTCATCACCTTGCGTTGAAACATGTCAGGCGTCAGGTGCGTGAAGTAGTCCCTGCAAACCTGCTCCAGCGAGATAATCGCCTGGCCGTCGTACTGGGCCATCAGGATAAAGGCTGTGTTCATGATGTCCCTCACATCCGAAACGATTGATGAATGAATGTTGGCCGGCCGGCACGTCCTGCAGGTTCTGCCTCATCCGCCTGAATCTCGCAAAGGAACCTGTGCCTGTTCCGATTCGTTGCGCTCAGTGCCTGGGTAAGTCCTCGCAACGCGCCAACGCATTGCTCGTAGGCATCCGGCCCATGCCAGCTTTCAGCCGGCAGAACCTGGCAGTCAGTACGAGTTGCGTCGCTGCATAGGTACAAAAGCAGGAGGACTGTCATACATTCCCCTTCCGCTCAAGGCGGGGGCGGACAGATGTAGGTTTTATTGCTGAGGCCATGGCGACGACCCGCATTTCGCTCTCGCTCAGCTCTATGTCCCTACAGTCTGATGGGGTTGCAGGAAATAACCGGTTTGCCTGCACAAATGCGGAGAAGGCCTCGCTGAAGTGCGCGGCCAGTGCGTTTCGCAAGGCGTCGTAGTGAAGTTCGAATTCAATGGCTTCTGCCGGTGTAACTTCCACTCCGATCTTCTTTGGCCGGCTCTTGCTGGAATACAGACCGGGAGTGCATGAGTCGCAGACCTTGGACATGATTTGCGCCGCGAGCTTACGCTCGTACACGTTCAAAATCGGAAACCAACGGATTTCGCGACACTCGTCGTTCAAGTCGTCGATGGTCAAGCCGTGACGCGCCAACAGCTTTTCCAGCATCCGTTGCGCATTATCCTTTTCGCCGCCTTCGCCACGCTCTGCGAGGGCCATCATTTTGCGTAGCTTGGCCTGGACCCTAGCGTCGCCTCCACGGGGCATCTGTGCTTGCATGGTGCTTCTCCTCGTAAGCGGTGGGGGAGTTGCCGCTCCCCGCGTTCCGCCTAAATCTGATTATCAGCGTGCGTATCGACGCGTTTTGTTTTGTTTGACCGCTTCCCGCTCGGCCATAAAAGCGGCCCACTCCTGCGATTTGCGCATCTGGCGAATACGGCTACAGGCCTGGTGCTTGCGTGTGGAGCGAGCTTTGCCACAGATATCGCAGCGACTGGGCAGATCGAGCCGTTGACTTGCCATGGCTGGCCGTGTCCTCGCTGGGCTGACAGACATAATTACTGCCCTACCATGAGCATGCGCGTCAGGGCGTTGGGCTGGCCGTCCGGTGTTAACTTGTTAAGCGGCTGGGTGGTGGTACGTCCATTGGCGCTACGCAACGTGGCTACTTCGCCGTTGATCTCTTCGATCACCGCTTTGCGGGCACTGAAGCGATAGCTGCGACCGCCGCCGCTGATTGCCACGTAGCTGACCGTGTCGCCGATCTGCAACCGGGTTGTGGTAGCCTCTGCGGCGCTACCTTGGGTTTGATTCACTTGCATGGTGCTTCTCCTATGGTGGTGGGTGTCGAGGAGTTGCCGCTCCTCGACACCGTCTTTTCAGGCCGTTCTGGCCTGGTCTCTCTTGATGATCGCTATGACTTCGTCCCGGTCCTTCGCATACGCGAAAGGCAGTTCGCCGCCTGGGCGTGTGATCGGGTAGCGCGCTTCTGGCAACCGGCACTCAGCCACGGTGTAACCGCTGTCGGTGATCCAGCAGTTCTGCTGAATCTGTCCGTCTCTGTTGCGTTTCGGCGCCCACTTCATACCCAAGCCCTACGCAGGCCCTGCCAAATCGCGTCGCCATCGGGAAAGTAGGTATGAACTTCCTGCTCGGGGTTGTTATCCAGTCGAAGGACAGCAATGCAGTCGTCGAACAGGCCCGCGTCGAGACGGCGCAGCTCGGTCAGGTCAAATGGATGTGCCGGGCCGTTGTACAGACCGAGCAGAAAGCGGCCGACTACCCCGCTTTGACCGGAGTTGCGCTGAGCGACTGGCAACAAGCGAACCAGCGCTTCGACGCCTGCTTTGCGTATGGCCGGACGTTCGGCCTGGTATTGAAACAACTCGTCAAAGGCATCTTTGAGCGTTTCGTTGTGCATGGTGCTTCTCCTTGAGTGGCAGGCGTTGCCGCGCCTGGTGTGTGTAGCTGTCGAATGGTCAGGCCTGGAAATGCCAACACTTCACGATGGGCTGCTTGGTAATTACCGCGTTGCTGTGCTTGGCCTGGTAAGCCCGCACCGCGCTGTCCGTCGCCTTGTTGATGTCGATCAGCTTCCGCGAGCGGGAGTCCTTCAGCCGCTCGCGCAGCTCGCTGACATCGGCGATTTTCTGGCGATGCTCAGCGGCGCACTTCACGAAGTCGTTGAGGTTGATGGCGATGATGTTTTCTTTCTTGCTGTGGTTGACCACAGGCCCATCGGCGTCGAGACCTTCAAGGTATTCGTACACCTCCCAGAATTCGGCCACGACCGGATGATCGGAACTGATGGAGGCCTGGCGCTCTATCGCCATGCGAATGATCTGGGTGCGGGTGTTGCTGATCTGCGCATCGGTGAGCGAAACCACCATTCGCAGGCAGTCGAGTAGCGCGAGCAATTGGGCGTGGTTCTTGTTGATACGCTCGACACGGATGTAACCGCGTAGCTTGTTGCCACAATGGGCACAGTCGCTTTGTTCATCTTTGAAAGGCGTGTCGCAAGAGAAGCAGTGCGAGTGCAGACAGCGAAGTTTCGCTTCGTAGCCAGGCAAGCGCTGGGCGAACAGGTCCATGACCTCGGCTTCTTTACGCACGGCTTGCAACACGAAGTTGCTCAGCTTCGCGCCCTCCAAGGCGTTGAGTAAGTCGGCAGCAGCGCGGCTCTCCGGTGTCACGTTCGGTCGCACAAAGTGCAGCTTGACGATGCGAGTCATAATCGCCTCGGAGGCCACCACCGGCGCGTTTTGGCTGATGGCGATGGTTCCCCGGAAGGGAGGTTCGTATGTCTCGTTACCGGCGGTTTTGACCCCTTTGGTCGCCAGGGTGCCGCCGCCGTAGTAGTCCTTCAGTTCATCCCACTCGAAAGTTTTGGCGTGCGCCTTGTCCTCGCCGCTCCGGTCGGACTCCAGCAACACGATGGGCATGCCAGATACCTGGCCCATTAAGCGGCTGCGCCCGGCCTTGGTTGATTTGGAAGGGTCGAAGCCCTCATACCCCTCACGGCCAAGCAGCTTCCACAGTAAGGTGAGCAGTGTGGTTTTACCGGCACCGGCCTCACCAGTGGCCTCAAGGAAAGGAAACGATTGATACCGATGACGGATTTGCTCAGCGAACAACGACCCAAACCAAAACGTCAGGGCCACGATCCCTTGCGTACCGAAGCACTGCCAGAGCAGGTCCAGCCAGCGCGGATCATAGTTTTTTGCGTCCTTGGTTAACTGGATCTTCACCCCTTTCTGCAAGCTTTTGAGTTTCAGCTTGCCCATTTCGAAGAACTCTTCTTCGTTGATGCTGATCAGTTGCCCCTCACGAACGGCCACGTCGTTGAACACGTAACAGCTGTACTCCCGGCTGTAGCCGACGTAGTCGATGGTCTGAACCGTTTTGATACCGAACAGCTGGTCTTTCATGATTTTGTCCAGCTGCTGCCCACTGCCGGTGAACACAGCCCCGGCGCCCATGCCAAGGAGTCGTTTCTTGAACTCACTGGCTGCCGCGACCTGGCCGCCCGTGAAGGTGTTTTTTACTGAGCCGCCGTCATGCGGAAAATCCACGCGAAAGAAGTACCAAGACTCGTCGGTTATCTCGTTTCGCTGGAAATAGAGGGCCTTGGGATAGCAATTTGCGATCTCGACGACACAACCGGACATGCGTAGCGCCTTTTCGCGAATGGCTTTTTCAGAGAGCAGTTGGTCGTCCTGTTTGTCACTGTCATCGAGCGCCTGTTTGGCGCTGTTGAATTTGGATATATCGAGCTTCCACCAGTACAAGCGAGAGTCGAAACAGAAATGGAACTCTTCCCGCTCGCGCCACTGGTACATGAGCAGGGCTTTGTCGCTGGCGCTTTCGGCAATCAGCAGCGCGCCGTGGTGCCTGGCTTCTTTGAGGTTTTTTTCGATCCGCTGCGCCCGTACCTCGTCATCTTCCAAAAATGCCCAGCGCTGATGCAGGTCATTCCAATCGACCTTGCGATTGTCGGGTTGCGGGATCTGCGCGGCCTCGCAAATAAAGCCCAACTCTCGGGCTTGCTTGACCCATGATCGGGTGTATTTCTGCGCGCCAGGCTCGTTGTCCAAGGCCCACACTAGTTTAGGCGGCTTGCCTTCACAGTCCGCTATCAAGGTCTTCAGCGATTCCTCAGGGAAGGCGTTCGAGGACAAAGCGGCGACCGCCGAAATGCCGTTATGGATAAGCGCTATGGCGTCGAAAATACCCTCGACAATCCACAGTTCTTCCACCTGAAGAACGTCAACACAAGGTGGGCACCACCAGTAGCCCTTGTAGCTTTGCATGGGTTGGAAGCGGGCTTTCTTCTTGCCGAAGCGTGAGGGCTGGTCGATCAGACGTTCCCAGTACCCACCATGCTCAAGGGGGAATCGCACCGTGGCAGAGCCGATATTAAGTTCACGGTCAAAATAACTTTCTTGGGTATACCAGCCCTCAATCAGTTCGAGGCGAAACCCGCGAGCAAAGGTCAGGTACGCCTTAGCGGTAGCGGCTGGCTGGTCATTAGTAGCTGGCGCACGTTTACTCCAGTCGTCAAAAAGATCGGGATACAGCTCTTTTACTGGGGACTGGTACCGGCATTTTTCCTCGCGGCCGCAGCGGATAAACCATGGTTCATCGTGACGAGAAAATAGGCGCTTCTGATTGCACTTTGGGCAAGTGCCCTTGCGCATGTAATGCGTGCCGGCCATATGTTGCAGGCCGTAGTCTGACTCAAGGCGCTGGAGCACGTCGGCGCGCAGCTTGTGCTCCATGGGCTCGCGTACAAAGGCCTTCGCGCCATGGGTGGGGTCGAGTCGCTTATTCATCGGGGCTTACTTCACTTCGCCGAGACTGTGTTTAAGGGCGCCAATCAGGCGTTTTTGCGCGGCCATCACCGGGAAGGCCGCGAGCAACGAGCCATGCCGTAAACCCTCGGGGATCATGCGAAAGCGGTCGTCGTACCAATGCTCGTTAAACTGCTGGGCGTATTGATTCCGTAGCGCCTGGAGCAGCGCTTCGGCCTCTTCGCGGGGCAGTTTTGCGGTAACGGCGACGTCGATTTCCATGGTCCACCTCGGATTTCGGGCAAAGCTCACCCAAACCCACGGGAAGCGGGGTAGGGCGGGGTGTTTAAAAGGGGATTACTGAGGTTGTTGCTTCAGCGCGGCATCGCGCTGGGCCAGCAGGGTCTGCGGTAGCAGCCTCGCCGGGACCGGGTAACGTAGGTCCGCCCGGGTGTCGATCAAATGGACGACGGTGCTGCCAGGACTGGAGCCCCAGTCCACACCGATCCACTTGCGTTGGTTGATGACCTGCAATTCAGTCCAGGCGTTGTGCACCAGTTGCTGCGCCATGAACACCGGGACTTCCATTGCGGTGGTCATGTGCCGAACGCAGTTTTCGTACAGCAGGTCTGAGCCCACCAGATGCTGCGCTTCGTGCCGTTGCAGGTAGGCGAATGCGGCACGTTGCATGCTGCTGCGGTAGTCGTGGTCAAGCTGTTCATGGTTCATTGCGCACACTCCATTTCCATTTGGTCGAGCAGGTCGGGTTGATCGTTGGCGGACCTCATTGCCGCACGGCGCAGGGCGATGTCGGCGATAGGGAGCTTCACGGAGGGGTTAGCCATACCGCTTGGGCTCATTTCATGAGTCATTTCGAACTCCGCCCGCACCGACCAGCCGCAGGCTTCGTTGGTGCATTGCAGGTAGGCCACCCGCAGGAAAATGTGCGTGCCTTCGCTGGTGCGGATACGCATGCGGCCGAGGCAGTGAGGGCAGACAAGCTTGTAAGTGCTCAATGCTTGCGCTCCTTGCTGTGCAGCTGGATGGTGGCCAGCACTTCGGAGTGGCGCGCAGCCATGTAGCGATTGTGAGCGCTGAGAATGGCCGCAGCCTCGCCTGGCTCAACTACACCGTCCTCCAGCGCCTTCACGATGATCTGATCGACGTAACCACGTTTCGCTGCGGCATGTACTGACCGGCTGTACAGGTCGAAGTTGTCCAGCGTCTCGGGTTTAGCGACCGGCACGAACATGCCACCGTACATGGCTGCGATGTATTCAGGCAGGTGAGTTGTGCCGGCGTCCTGCTCAAGCAAATGAATCTGTTCATCGCTCAGGGGGCGGCTGCCGGCGTTCTCATAAACATGGTTGTCGAACTTCTTGAGTTCATAACCGAGCCGGGCAGCGGCGCACTCGCGCCCGCCGGGGTAAGCGCAAATGACTGCGCTCATGACTTGGCGCTTGGTCGCTAGTATTGGGCGTTTCATCTTCTGGTTTCTCCCTGGTGCCGTCGCCCCTACAGTCATTTCATACAGCCTTGCATTCTGTTTGCTCGTTTGAGTCCGCCAGGATTCCGGGCAGAACTTCTTTGCCGATCACCTTGGAGAGGTCACGCAGAATGCGGAACGACAGACGGCCCCTGGGCAGCGTGTCGTGACCGGCCCAACGCTGGACTACCTGAGTCACCGTGCGCGGTTCATAGCCGTGACTGATTGCGAACTGGCGGAAATTGCTGCCGTTCTCGATCAGTCGCGCCTGGATCTGGCGCTTTTCCATGGCTTGGCTCATGGTTGATGTGTTCCTAGTTGGTTAAGATGTACCTGTTTGTTCGCAGTATACGCACCAAAATGAGTGCGTCAACCGGATCATATGAAAAAATGAGTATATCTGAGCGTCTTCGCAGCGTTCTTGATGCCAAAGACCTGTCCATAAAACAGGCTGCCGAAATGGTTGGCATCCCCTATAGAACGCTCCAGAACTATCTTCTGGACGAGAGAGAGCCCAACGCAAAGGCGATGTCGGCCTTGCGTACTCATTTGGGTATAAGTGTGGACTGGTTGTTGACCGGTGAAGGTCCCATGTTCCATGGCTCGGTGGGCGAGGTTGCCCAGGCTCAACCTGCAAACAGGCAGGAGGAGGCCATCCTTGAACTGTTTCGCTCGCTTGGGGAGGCGGGCAAGCGGGAGATACAAAGCGCTGCTGAAGAGAAGAAACGCTTAATGGATGTCGAGCAGCGCCTCAAGGATTTGACTGAGGCCCTTGCCGATTCTAAAAGGCCAGCATAATCTGTACCCATTAAGAACGGATCAGTCAGACAGGGACGCCGATGATCCACTCGCCCTGGCTTGGTTACAGAGGGGCGAGCATGCCGACCGGCGCTACCTCGAAACCAGCATAAGGATGTGATCCATGCCCCAGTTATCCAAGCCTTCATCAAATCGAACCGGTGCAGAACGCTATCTGAACAGATCAGTGGCGGTGAAATCTGGCTAAAAGAGAATATAAGAAATAACAATATTTAACTTTGGGAATTAATAACCATTTTTGATGAGGGGATTATGCCAGCACTTGAAGATTTTTTGGCTGGGCTGGAAGGGCGACTTAATATTCATACTGTGCAGCAGATTCTGCGGGTGAATAACTTGCTGTCCGCAAGGAGTTGGGCTGAGCTTCATATGATTATTAAAGGAGCGGTGGCAAAAAAACCTTTAATATTAGATAGGCTTAAAGAAGCTTTGCAAATGCAGCAAATATGTGACTTGAAAGCTGTTTCGTATTATCGCGTTGGTCCTGAGCACGCGGACAATATTTTTCTAAAATTGCTCGATTACAAGATATTGCCAAATCCGATGGGAGCCGCTTTTCCGTTAGCGGTTGCAGAGGATGCGTTGACTAAGGATGATGGCGAGCTAAAGGTAATTAAGAGCTTTAGCGATGATTCAGGTGCGGGTTTGATATTGTCTCGGAAGCGTCGTTTTACTCTGAGTAATGACATCTTGCGCGATAATTTTTCCCAGGAAATGCGCGATCAGTTTCCTCAGGCTGAAAAGCTTATCGAAGTAAAAGCCTACGATAGGCAAACCTTTGATGTAATATATTTTAATCGCCAACGATCATATATAGAGCTGCGTGCTGATATGACGCGCGATACTGGAATGCCCCAAACATCAGGCCAGCTTAAGAAATCCATTGATGACTTGAAATTCTTTTCGAGAAGACTTTTAGCTACATTTTCTAAAGATTTTGTTTTGGGTACGCCGTTTAATTTATTGCCGCTTGCGAAAGGCGTGTACGCAGATATGTCAGGAGCTATCAAGCGCATTGGCTTTGCCACCGAGACTGAATCTGTAAAACGTGAGACAATGAAAGCAGGTGTAGATCTACGGAGCGAGTTGTTCCACAAAACTGGGGCCAAAGCTATCGACCATAAAATGTCAATTTTTGAGGTGGCAATGCAATGGCATCGAATGGATATAGATAAAGTCGATAGTAAGCCTGAGCTGCATATTCCAGGAAGTTATAGGGATTACGTGCAGATCGGAGCGAGAACAGACTATGCTTTTGTCAAAGGAATGCGTACCTATGATGACTCTAACTTCGTACTTAACAAAATAATTTCGTACATACCATGATATCTAAAACTCTACTATTTCAAAAAATTGAGTCTGAGGTAGCACACCTCCGGATCGATTATTGCTGCAAAGAAATAGTAGAGTTCATCCTTTCCTCTCAGGAAAAGATGCCGGTTTTTAGTTATTCTGATTTTATGAGTGTGGTAGATGGTGAGTGTTCAATTGAACAGATTCAACTTTGTCTGAATTTTTTGAAGTCGACACAAGTTAAACTGCTGGAGCAGCAATATCGGTATGTGGATGATGACGTTATTTATAATGTGACGGCGGAGGATCTGCAAGCTGCTTTTATGAATGGGGCGTTAAGTCTAGAGGATAGAGGATATCCTGATCGGGATTATCAGTCTAAGGTCTATGTTGTTTTTGTGGCGGATAAGGCGGTGATTGTAGAATGAATCCGTCTATAGCTGATATCATGAATCTTTCGGACGATAATCCAGTAAAAATTGCATTGCTTAACGCTGGTATAGGTAATGCCTACGACGATTATTGCTCTCGAGTTGAGTCTGCCATCCTTGAGGGAATATTCCATTTCGAAAATAATAAACCGCATTTCAAAGATTTTGGAGAAGACGCATTAACCGTCGTACTCGTGTTTGGTTTGTCCATGAAAGGTTTTACTGCGGATCACGATAATTACAGAAATGGACATTGTGATTTGGTAGTTAAAGAAGGCCTATATGAGTGGCATGGGGAGGCTAAGCTCGATACAGGTCCAGGATATGTAATGGAAGGATTTCGACAATTGTGCGACCGATATTCTCCCGGCGGACCAACAAGTAATCGAGGCGGACTAATAATCTATACAAAGAAGCGCGATAAACTAAAGATTTTAAAGGTGTGGGCAGCACGTATTGTAAAGGATTATGAGGTTGTAGTTACTCTCTTGGATCTTTGCAGTAACACGCTGACTGCAAAGACAGTGCACAAACACGCGGCAAGTGGCTTGGATTATAAAGTTAGACATCTTCCAATTAGTTTTTATCACAAGCCCACAGACAAGAGCGCCAAGAATAGGAAGACCTAACAGATACCTTTCAGTCTATCTGCCTTGTATTTGTAGTTTTCTCCACTCCCTGTCTACCGCCCGCTTCGCTGTGCGTTCAGTGGAATAGAGCCACCTGAGCCGCCTTGGCTTACTCTGTTCCCCCGCCGTTACAATTTTTTCCTTACCTGTTTTTTTGTCGCGGTAGTACGCGACGATCCCTGTGTAATTCCCTTTATTTTCCTCTGCCAACCCTTCAACCGTATCCTCGGGCAGTTTGCTCTCTAGCTCCAGGCTGACGGTGTATCCATTGTCCGGGCTGAGAGTGTGCTGCACATTGCCGCCGTACCAGATGATCTCGTCAATCTCCGGCTTCACGCCCTGGAGCGTGTAGGTCAGTTCTGGAATGAGGTCAGGCCGTCCCCGGGCGAGGGTGTAGCTGAGCGTCGCGCTACCACGTTGCAATCGGTTGAATTCAGCCCGGGCGGCACGCAGAGCAGACTGTCGATCGCTGAAGGTATGGCGCAGGTCTTTCAGGTTTTCCCCACCGCCAGCAATGGCCTCCTGTTTCTTCGCACTGTTCACGTCGTAGAAATAGGCGCGCACGCCGTCGTAGCTGTCGCGGTCCGCTTGCAGGTAGCGGTGTTGGTCGCCGTCGGCGCGGGTGAGGGTGATATGCGGCAGTTCGGCTCCGGTGGCCGTCTTACCGCCCCCCGCTGGCAGGCATAGCAGGCAACCGGCCTTGACCGTGACCACGGCATCGAACTCTTCCCCCACGCGGCTGATCAGGTTGGCGTCTGATTCGTTGGCCTGGTCCAACTGCAGGATGGGCAACCCGTCCAGGGTGCCGGCAATGGTGGCGGTGAGGCCGTTGCCCAGTGCGATGTCGCCCAGGACGTCGCCGAGGGTGGTATTGCTCCAGCTGCGCTCACGCTTGGTCTTCAAACCTTTGCGAAGGTCTGCCGAGCGGGCGCGAATGCTCAATACATCCGGCGCGCCGCTATGCTCGGTTTCATCGACCGTGTAGGTGCCTTTGTCTACTAGGCCTGTATCGCTCCAGCCCAGCCACAACCGAATGACCGCGCCCTTGGGCGGGATCGCCAGCAGGCCGTCGTGGTCGCTGAGGGTGATGCTGAGTTGGTCTGCCTCGATCCCGCGATTGTCGGTCAGCTCCAGACTCATTAGCCGTGGACTGATCAACTGGGCGATATCGTTGCCATCGACCGTGACGCGAAACGCCGGCATCGGGTAAGCGGCGTCGCGGCGGTAGCGCTCGACCAGGTCTTCGATGTACCCGGTGACTTTGGACAGGGCCGCATCGATCACAGCAACGCCCTCAGGATGTTGACGCCCGCGCTGGTGCCAGCGCCGAGCAGGTCAATACGGTCGTCGTCGATCCGTTTGAGGCTGATTGAGAACTCGATGCGCCGTGGAGTGCCGTCGCGGAAGAAGACGGTTTTGGTTTCGCTAAGGCTCTCGATAATCCACAGGCCGTAGATCCGGCCGCTGCCCTCTACCATCGGCCACGCCTTGCCGGTGTTTGCCATCAGGCGCAGGGCGTCGAGGCTCAAGGCGCTGCCGGCCAGCTCCGGCAGGATGACGCCGGGGAGGGTGATGGCATCGTCGCCGCGCCCGACAAACTGTCGAGCGGGAGCGGCGCCAACGCGACTGTTGCTGGCATGGCGCCAATCGGTTTGGCGTTGCAGCTCCTGATAGGCGGCGGTGGACAGGCTGAACACGAACATGCCCAAGGCAAGCATCATGGGGGTTTACTCCAAATCGGACAGTTTGCTGCGCTGGCGGGCTGCTTTTTCACTGGCGATTCGTGCCAGCTCGGACCGCACGGCGCGGCTGATCGCCTGGGCGTCCATGCCAGGCGTCGTGTGGATGTTGATTTCGTAGGTGTCGTGGCTGTCATGGACCGGCGCCGGGGTAGGGCTGATTGGCGCACGATCATCGATCGACAGCGAAGAGGTGGCGGCCCCATTCGGGAATTGCGGCAACGGCATTGCCCCCAAAGGCGTGGCAGTTGCGCCGAGGGCCAGGGTGCCGGCTGCCGTGAGCTGTTTACTCAGACTGGTCATGGCGCTCAGCGGCCCGTTTTGACTGCCCTCAAGCCCCTGGGCCAAGCCTGCCATGGTGAAGCCGCCCAGCTCCGCGAACACACGCGAAGGGCTGTGGATGTCGAGCTTTTCCTTGAACCAACCGATGACCGCATCGCCAGCGCCGGTGATGGCCTCCTTGGCTACGGTCAGGCTGTTGGTGATGCCATTTGCCAGACCTTGAATCATCTGCGTACCCAGTTCAGCGAACTGTGCGGGTAGACCCAACAAAAGGCTGAGCATGTTGCCGATGACAGCGCCAAAACGCTCGCCCATTGACTGAGCCGCGCCGCCGACGTCTTCGACGGGGGTGAGTAGCTGGCCGAACCAGTTGATCAGACTGCTGACACCATCCGAGATCAAACTGAACAACGGACGGGCGATACTGCCCAGAAGCTCCATGGCTGCGCCGACACCTGGCAGAGTCATCACGACTTGGCCCAGGTTCAGCAGCGATTGACCGAGCCCCGCGAAACTATCGAGCACTGGTTGCAATGCCCCAACCAGGCCCTGCCAGAAGCCGAGGAAAAAGCCCTTGATGGGGTTCCAATACTTGTAGACCAACACTCCCGCCGCAACCAGGGCTGCGATAGCCGCCAGCAGCCAGCCGATGGGCGTCGCCATGATGGCGGTACCGACGGCACTGATCGCGCCGCCGAGCATCGGCAGCACGCTGGCGGCAGCCAGGCGGGCGCTGCTGACGAAAGCGGGTAACGCACTGAGCAAACCACCCGCTGAGCGAGTGGCTACCAGGGACCGCCAGACTTTCCCAAGCCTACCAATGTTGGCTCCGGCGCCTGCTGCTGCGGTGCGCGTGCCTATCAACTGGGCCTTCACGATGCCCAGGCGAATGCCAAACATGCCCATGCCGTACCGGACCATGGCGAAAGGGCCGAGCAGACTCGCCATCGTCAAGGCCAGGCCACCAAACACGAAGGCCAGGCCTGCAACAGCCGCTACAACCTTCACCAGCCCGCCCGCCAGTCTCGGGTTTTCACGAGCCCAGGCACCAACGCTGTTAGCGACCTCTCCGAGGGTGGTGATGATCTGTTTCAGCTCGGGCGCAACGGCGGCGCCGAACTCAGCCAGGGCGTTGGTGAAGCTGCCTTCTGCGGCCTCCATGACGTTGGTGAGCGTGGCGAGCTGTTCGTTGACTCGCTTGCGCAGGTCGGCCTGGTTTTGAAGCTTCTGTTGCACTTCCCGATAACCCGCGATTCCCTTGTTCATCATGGTGTTCAAGGTGGTCATGGTTTCGGAGTCGTCGCCGAACAGCAGTTTGATCGTGGACGTGCGGTCTTCGTCGTTCAGTGATTTAAGTTTTTCGACCTGGGCGAACAGGTTCTCCAGGCCGGCGAAGTTGCCTTTGTCGTCGGTGAACTTGAAGCGGATTTTTTTGCCTTCCAGCTCCATGATTTTGTTGACGTCCTTGATCCCGTCCTTATCCAGGCCAGCCTGGAAGATCTTGCGGTAGGCGTTACCGGCCGCACCGCCTTCCATGCCAGCCTGGTCCATCATGATCAACAGCGGGGCCAGCTCGGCAGCAGCGTCGATGCCCGACTTCTTGATGGTGTCCATGACCGGCGCGATCTTGCTGAAACCTTGAAGCATGTTGGTTGGGTCAACGCCGGAGTAGAACCCGCGCTGAATGATGTCCATCAACGCCATCATGTCTTTTTCGGATGTTCGGGTGGCGTCCTGCATCTTCGCGGCGAATTCAGCCGCGGCGGTTACGGGCATCTGCAACTGAACGCCCAGGTACGCGGCCGCTTCACCGGTGCCGCCGAGAATGCTCTGCGCGCTCAGGCCCTGGCGCCGCAGCATGGTCATCATTTCCTGGAAGTCGGCCGTGGTACCGGGCAGGCGGTCGCCCAGCTTGGTCGCCAGGTCGGTGATTTTTTGGAAGTCTTCAGACACCTTGCCGGTGCCGTCCATCATCGAAACCTTGAGTTGCGTGGCCGAGTCCTCGTTTGGCGCAAAGGCACCGATGGCCTTAGCCACCGGCCGACTCGCTGCATACCCCACACCCAGGCCGGCGGCGCCGTTCATAGCCATGTTGCCGGCGAGGTTCTGTGTTTTCTCCAGCTTGGCGCGCTCGATGGCAAGGCGCTTTTGCTGAGCATTCAACGCGACCAGGCGTTTGCCCTGTTCGCTGATGCTGGCGTTGGTGGCGCTGATTTGCTCGCGCAGCTGGCGTTCGTGGCTGCTCAGGTTCTTGGTGCTGATACCGGCGCCTTGCAGTTTGCTGCGCAGGACCTGGAGCTGTTCACCCTGTTGTTGATGTTGTTCCTTGAGCTTCTGCGCTTCGCGAACGGCTGCACGGAAGTCCCTGGTCATGGCCTTGGTTGGCGCGCCGGTAGCGGCGAACTGTTGGGACAGGGCCCGCACTTTGTCGCGGGCGGCGACGAGGGCTTGCTCGGTTTGCTCGGCGGCAGCGCGCTGGGTGCGCCAGGCGCTGACGTCCTTCTGTTGAGCGTTGAGTTCCTTGAGGCGGTCGCGGGCTTCCTTGAGGGCGCGGGCGGCCCCGATGCTGCCGTTGTTGATGGCCTTCAGGGGGCCGCTCGCCTTGTCGATGGCATTGAGCAGCACCTGAAGTTTTAAGTCATTCGCCATCGGTGGAACTCCGCACCCGGGCGCGCTCGCGCCACTCCATCAGCTCTTGAAGGCCCAGCTGGTCCATGTCAGCTGGTGCCCAGTGAAAAACCACGGCCAGATCGGCCATGGCGTCTTCTACGCAACGAGGGACGCGTCCGTCTTCACCGACTTCTGCAACAAAAAACCGGAAATCTTACTACCACAGGCGAGCAGGTCGGCCGGGTCCATGCAGGCGGCTTCGGGTGCCGTGATGCCTGGGCTACTGATACGCGGCAGGATCTTGATGAGGGTGGCTACGTCCATGTTCAGCAGCTCGACCAACTGCACGCCGCGCAGCTCGCCGGATTGTGGTTTGCGCAGGGTGATGGCGTCGATCAAGGTCTTGCCACGGATGATCGGGGTGTCCAGGGTGACTGTGTTGTCGTCAACCGGGGGCAGCGCTTCGAGGGTATCTTCAGGTTTCATGTTTGGCTCCAGCTTGCGGGATGAACCGCCCCGATCGGGGCGGGAGGGTCAGATGCCGAGGGCTTGGCGCTGCTTGTCCAGCATGTCCACGCCGTTCACGTTCTCAATGAAGTTGAGCAGGTCGATTTCGATGATTTCTTCGTTATCGACGATCAGTTTGTAATAGGTGCAGGTAGTGGTGATGCTGTGCTCGGTGTCTTCGCCTGGCTGTGCATCGCCCATTTCTATGGTTTCATGCCGGCCGCGCATGACAACCTCCACGGCGCTGACTTCTTCGGTGTCGTCCTGCTGGAAAGCACCCGTAAAGCGCAACGCGATACCCGAGGCATTCACGGCGCCGAACTGTTTGAGGGCAATCAGATCCAGGCCGCCGGTCTTCCATTCGAACTGGATACCGTCGTCCGAGAAGCCAAGGTCGGCCTTGACCGGGCCGTTCATGCCGCCGCCGCGATAGGCTTCCATCTTGCGGCCGAGCGGCGGCAGGGTGACGGACTTGACCACGCCGAGGTAGCTATTGGCGTCGTTGAACAGGTTGAGGTTCTTGAGTTTGCGGGGCATGGCCATGGTGGGGTTCTCCGTTGCTCTGGCACGGGGTCAGCTCCCCTAGCGGGGAGGCCCGGGTTAGCTGTTGATCTTGCTGGCGAAGTCGATCAGGTAGCGGTCGGTGATGCGTTGCCGCAACGTGAGGTCTTCCAGCGGCGGTACCGGCGTGTAGTCGTAGTCCAGGAACAGCTTGCCGGCCTTGAGCGTGTCCTTGTCGTTGGCGTCGTCTGGGTACCAGCACTTACCGCCAATCAGGTAGCCCGCCGCGATCAACTCGCGGAACTTGGCGTTGATTCCTTCGATGATGTCGCGCACCAGGGAGGCGTGCATGGGCTTGTCCACGGCCCACATGTGCGCTTCGGCCATGGTGTCGGCAAGGATCTGCGCGGTGCGGGTGTAGTTCTCAAAGGCAAACAACGGGTCTTCGCTGGTGGTGCGGCTGCCCCAGAAGCGAAAGCCGCCTTCGTTGATGAGCGTGGTGACTTCGTTGCTGTTGAGGTAGTTGGCGTCGGTGGCCGGGTTTTGCAGATCCCAGAACACGTCGGCGCTGATGCCGGTGACGCCGTTGACCGCGACGTTAGACAGGGTTTTGTGCCAGCCCACTTCCTGATCGATCTTGGCGCGCAGGCCCAATGCTCGGGCCACAGCCGAGGCGGTGACGGTCGCGTTGGTAACGGTGCTCCAGTTCTGGAACTCAGGCCAGATGACCATGACTTCGCGGGCACCGAAGTTGTCCCGGTAAGCGACCACCTCTTCCTTGGTTTTGCAGCCCCAGGCGCTGACGTAGGCAAAGCCGCGCAACTGCTGAGCGATGGTGACCAGGGCGGTGGCTACTGGCAGGCTGTCGAGGCCAGGTACACCCAGAATGCGCGGCACCATGCCAACGCGAGCCTTCGCCGCGAGCAAGGCTTTCATTCCGGTGTATTTGCCCTCGGCTGTAGTGGTGCCGATCAAGGCGCTGGTGGTTTCTGCCTCGGTTTCGCCTTCCTTCACCCGCACAACGATGGTGTAGGGTTTGGTCTGATCGGCGATTGCCTGAAGACTCTTCGCCAGTGTGCCGGTGGTGCCGGCTTTGCCGACGGCGGTTTGAACATTGGTCAGCAGTACCGGTGTATCGAGCGGGAAAACGGTGGCATCAGCGTCGTCGGCCGTGCAGACCATGCCGATAACAGCGGTGGGGATGGTGCGAATGGGGCGGGTGCCGTCGTTGAGTTCGATGACCCGCACGCCGTGAAGATAATCGGCCATGGGTTTGCCTGCGCAGTGATTGGGATGACAGTGCACAGGCTGCCGCGCGCGCGCCGGCTGGGCGAGCGCGGCAGTTTGTAGTGAGGGAGGTTACAGGGATAAGGCTGGCATACAGGTCGTTAATGAGTGTGCTCGGCGAGCCAGAGTGGGGCCACTGGCCGATGCTCTGCCATGGGAAACTGGCCCGCTTGCGGCCAATCACGCAGTTGGCGTCGGTATACCTGGAGCGCGACGTACTGGTCCGCAGTGAGCGTGGTGCTCATACCGCTTTCGGATTCGTCACGGTGGCGCGCAACCACGCCGTCTGTAGCTGACAGCTGTGCCGCCCGCCAACCACGTTCTATCTCGGACAGTTGCTCGGTGGGCACCGGCGGGCGCTCCATCAGCGAAGGGGGCTCAGTATCAAAATTGATGGTCTTGTTAGCCATCTGACCGTTCAGCAGCTCTTGGTGCAATTCGACCGATATCTCAATCGCATCAGCTGGCAGCTCGCCACCCAGGCTGATGTCGTAAAAGAGTCGTGTTGCCTTGCTGGAATAAATCATAAAGCCCCCTTAAAAGCCAAATGCGTGGACCCGGACGGCCGACTGGCTCGCGGTATAGTTAGATTGCAAAAGTACCTGCCCGAGTCCGTTGGGCATACCCGCCACGAAGGGTTGACCGTTGCTGTCATAAATGGCGCTATCCGTCAGGCTGACAGTGCAGCCAAAGAACTGGTTAGGGAAAGCGGTCGGCAAGTTGAAGACGACTGCCTTGAAGGCTGACGCGAAACTTGCCGTCATCCATTGCTCCAGCAGGCCTGATGGGTGTCTCTGGTAACCGTTTGGTGCCAACAGCGCACCGAACTGACGCGTTTTGCCAGCGACACCCGTGCCGGTCATCATCCAGATATTGGAACCTACGTAGATGCAGTCAACGTAGGTGTCAGGCGGGATCGAGCGATTAGCAGGGGTCGCTAATACGTCGTTGCTCTCTTGGATTTTGTCAGCTCCCTGCACCGCGACCGCCATGGCAGAGATGCCCCAGTTATGCAGCCGAATGACCGAACCGGAAGGCAGCCCAGTTGCATCAGGCAGGCTATAGGAGTTCGTACCTGCGCCGGTGAAATGCACAATGGCGCCGATGTGCAAAGGACTCCCAGGTACCGCACCCGACAGGGAATAAAGTCCAGAGTATTGGACTCCCCTGGACTGGACAGCTTCGGCCGTCATGATCTGATCGCTGACATCGAACCGCGGCGCTTTTGTGGCCCTGGGCGTCCCCCTCAGGATCGGATTGATGAAATCTGATTGCTGAAGGTAAATATTCGCCCCGTCGCTGAACAGGAGCGACGATTGCCCCTGAGTTACGACGACGCCCGTCCCTGCTGCCGTCTTGACCGTCAGCGTAAAGTTCCCGGTCGTGGCGTTCCATATCTGATAACGCCCCAGCGCCGTGGGCACGATTAACACCTTGTTGCCGGTCAACGCACCGGTCAACACAATTAGCCCTGCCCCCAACTGGGCGGCGGTCACCACGATATTTCCTGAGCCTGCGACGCTGATCACGCTGCTGCCGCTCAAGGCCTGCTGCACGAAGGCGGTTGTCGCTATCGAGTTGTCGATATCCCCAGCCGGCGGGGTAGGTGCTCGCGCATCACCGGTAAAAACTGGATTGTTCAGCGGCGCTTTAGTGGCTAACGCATTGGTGACTGTCGTAGCAAAATTGGGGTCATCGCCCAGCGCGGCAGCAAGCTCGTTGAGCGTATCCAACGCCCCAGGCGAGGAATCCACCAGGGCCGCAAGAGCTGCCTGGGTGAAGGCCGTGGTCGCCAGCTGATTGGTGTTGGTCCCGACGGGCGCTGTCGGAGCCGTTGGTATATTTGTAAATGCCGGGGAGCTGATCGGGGCCAAGCCTTGATTTACGTTTTGAAAGTTCAGCGGCGTGGTTCCTACCACAATGGTGCCGTCAGTCAACAGTTGCCAGCGTGTATCCGCTTGTGTGACCCCCTGTTCGACGGAGACCTTAAAGGCGGAGGTGACCTCGGCATTACTATCGGCGTCGGGTGCGCGCTTCCAAGCCTGTGGGTCAGCTACCCAAACACCGTTATCCTTGGCAGCCGATTGGTTCTTCACCAGTACCCTGTCCCCTGCAACCAACGTCACCCCATCGATAGTCTGAAGACCTGCCAAAGCAATATTTGCGATTGTTGCTACCCGTACCGACTGCTTGCTGTCTAGCTTGTAAAGTTCTTCCAGGATTTTGGAATCCACATACTGACGGGTAGCCAGCACAACCGAAGGATCGATCTTCAATTCAACGTTGGCGGTATTGGCAACAATCAGATTCATCCGCACAACCTGTGTACGGCCTGAGCCCTGCGTCAGTAGAGGCTTGAAGCTCGGCGCGCAATTGGCGACAGCCACCAGATCGCCTGCGGCGTCGTACAACCCAACCTCACGAATCCACCAGCCCCCCACGTTCTCGGGAATGACCTGCTCAGCGATGATGATGTTGGGGTTGGATGGATCGACTTTCAATTGATTCAACGGGGCTCGTCGCCGCTCGTTGATCAACTGCGTTTGCTGTTCGTTAGGGATCGGGTCTGTGTCGTTGGCATCGCCGACCCCCATTTGCGCAAAAGTCCAGGGAATGCCCAAGGCATCGGCGTTTGCCTGCTTGGCCTTGCCTATGGCGGTGAGGATGGCGAAGAACTGGCTATTTTGGTCTGTCATGGGTAGATGTCCATGGTGTCGATCTGATGTTCACGGCCACCCTGATGGATGTAGCCGGTGACCTCGATGTCACGCTGCGTGGGTGGGTAGATATCGATTTCGTCGCCTTCGGTGATACAGGCGCCGAAGTGAACAAGGCCGGTGGTTTCCAGGCTGATGGCGAGCCCGGTGAGGTGGCGTGTCAGGGGCTTGGCATCGTCGATCAGCCAGGTGAGTTCCTGATACATCTCTTCGGTGATACCGGTATCCAACACGCCCACCTTGAGCCTGAAGGTGGCGCGAGGGCCGACCGGCACGGTCTGCCACCATTCGATGATTTCAATCAGGTAGCCGAGCGGTTCAACAACGCGGCGCAGTGAGCCGATGGTGCCTTTGCGCGAGTGGATGTAATACGCGCTGCGGATGGCTGCCCGCTTGGCCGCTTCGGTCCATTTGCTGTCCCAGCGATCCACGGAGAAGGCCCAGGCTAGGTAGGGCAAAAGGGGCAGCGGGCAAAGGTCGGGGTTGTACAGCGTGCGCAACGGAATCGGCACACGCTGGATCTGAGCCAGCGCTTGAGCCGCTTGGCGCTCTAGCGGCGTCGAGTTACTGGGGAGCAGAGGCGCGTCGGCCATCATTCGACCCCCAACGCCAAGTCGATGGCCGTGCAGTACGGGGCCTGGTACTTCGTGGCAACGATGTCCACCCAGTTCTCCAGCACGACCTTGCGCACACCCTCGACATGCAACGAGGCGTGGATAATCGATTCCGAGACTTCCAGACCCAGGCGTCGCCGTTGGTGCACGAAGGCTAGCAACTGCGCATTGGCCGCCGCGAGAATCAGCTCGCTCTCAGGGCCGGACGTCGAAAGAAACAGCTTGGCCTTGACCTGGTAGTTGATGACTTGGGCACTTTGCACGGTGAGCCGATCCGCGACAGGACGGCGGTCGTCGTCGCTGAGGTAAGCATTGACCTTTGCCAACAGCGCGGGCGAGGCGGTGCCGTCGCCTAGGATTGATTGCACGGTCACCACCGCCTCGGCCGGGGCGGGACTCTCGGCAGTGGCATCGGCCACCTGGCCGTCAGCAGACCGCGCATGGAAGATGTAGCTATTGCGCGGGCCGGCTGTGCTCAGTCCTTCCCACGCCATTTGAGCCCGCTCCCGTAGGCTGTCGTCGCTTTCCATCAGCAACGGTACCGGCGGCACGGCCGTGGGCTTGGCGGCCTGGATGACCAGGCGCTTGACGTTGAAGTTGCCGGCCAGATTCTCCAGGTCACTGCCCTTTGCCAGGGCCAGCATGTTGGCGACGGACGCCTCATTGACGCGCTGACGCCAGACTGTCTCGCGGTAGGCGTTCTCCTGAAGCAGTTTGGTCAGCGGCTCAGATTCCAGCTCAAGCCGTGCAGCGATTTCAGCTTGCTCCTCGATGGGCCACAGGCTGATTGCATATGCCTTGCGCTCGGCGAGGATCAGCTCGTAATCGATCTGCTCAACGACCTCGGGCGCGGGGAGCTGGCCCAGGTCAATCGCGACGAATGAGTTCATGCGCTACCCCCCAAGTTCAGAGGCACGCTCAGGCTCAGCGGCTCGTTGCTATCGACAATGCTGCCCTCAATGTCCAAGGAGGATTGGCCTTGCAGCGTGGCGTCCTGGAACTGCACTCGGCTCAAGCTGATACGCGGCTCCCAACGCATCAGCGCCATGACGGTGGCCGCGTACACCTGCAAGCGGGTGATGTCGTTGAACGGATGGTCCACCAGCTCGGGCAACAGGCTGCCGTATTCGCGCCGCATCACCCGGGTTCCAATGCGCGTGCTGAGGATGTCGCTCATGGACTGGGCGATGCTTTCCACAGTGGTGATGGCGGCGCCGGTGTGTCGGTTCATTCCGATTTCCCCGTCTTACCGCTGCCAGGCATGACGTCGCCGTGCAGGTGTTTCACCAGGCTGATGCCGGCGGCCACCACATCCTCTGACACGGTGACTTTGCCGGTGACCTTCTGGTTGCCGGTCTGGGTGTAATCGCCCTGGTGCGTGATGTTGCCGACGATGTTGATGCCGCCGGTGCTGATGAGGTTGGTGGTGCCGCCATCGATGAGCGTGGCGTTGAGGTGGTGAGCGATGCTGTCGTACTCGATCACCGTGCCGTCGCGGTAGGTGACGCGGTGTAGACCCTCGCGGTCGCCGTTGGCGGGGATTTGGTCGCTGAAGAGGCCTGTCAGGGCGACGCCGTTGCCGAGCTGGCCCGAGGGGCTAAACAGTAGAACTTGTTCATTGACGGTCGGGGGGTTCCACTCCCGGTCAGCGCCGGCCCGCAGAGCGACCCACGGTAGCCAGGCGGTGGTCAGGGTTCCGGTTTTGACCTGCACGCGCGGGGGCTGCATCTGGACGGCAGCGATGGTGCCGAAGCGGATGAGGTTTTCGATCAGGCGGGCGAGGGTGGCTAAGTCGTTCATGGCACCGATGGTGGCGCCACGCGTGCGTGAGTGCATTACCGCCACTTTGTAGATCCCACCTTTACAGGTCTGGATCGCTTTATACTGCTCGTGTAACAGCCAGCCCTCTCAAAGGAAAATGAAATCGTGGGGAAGAAAATTTCTACCGTGGCGAAAGACACAGCGAACAAACTGCCAATCACAGACTATGTGGAAGCATTATTAGACGTCCTGACTGATAATGAAGTGGCAAAAGAAGTTCCTGTGGTTTCTACAGCTTTGGCAATGTTTAGGGGGTATAAGCACTACAGGGAGGAAAAATTCCGAGAAAAGGTCCGAGAGTTTGTGTCAGCTGCGGGAAAGTTTACACAAGAAGAACTGGAAGCGTTTTCTGTGGTGCTAGAGGCTGAAGGTAAAAGTGAACAGTTCATTAACGAGCTTCTTGAAATCATAGAGCGTGCAGACTCCGAGCAAAAGGCCAAAATTTTTGGCGGTGTATTTCGTCGGCTTGTTAAATCGGAAATCAGCTATTTGCAATTTCAGGATCAGATTGTATTTACGAAAAACATGGTGTTGACAGATATAGTCAATTTTGTCCATGGGTATCATAATGGTGCCGTTTTGGATGGTGGTCTCGGTGATGTCCTTTTCATGCAGAAAATGGCAAGGCGGGATATTGAAGTTGTATCCAAAATTTCAAATATGCTTGAGCAGGAAACAGAGCATCGGATAAGAACCACTTATACTCTTACAGGTGTTGGTACTTGCTACCTAACAACCCTGCATCAGGTCTTTGAGGACCGAATAGACCCTAATCATCTTTATAAAAAATAATTTCATGATTCTAAGAAGTGGGTGAGCAACCCGTCCTTGAGCATATCAAGTTCGGAATCGGTGAATCCCAAGATTTCTCGTTGCGCGTATTTCACATCGGGTGCCCCGCGTTCAGCTCGATCTTTTAGGCCGTACTGGTGCACCCGGGCAATGCGGGCAATTCGTCCCGTGAACCCAACGCTTATGGCATTTCCATCACCTTGGACCTTCAAAAAGCTCGCCGCGCGCAGCTTCCGAAACATCTGCACCTTTCGCTTCACTCGTCCTTGTTTCCCCCGCAGGTTGCGCTGCTTTCGCGGCGCGTACTTGCCTCCGTCTGGGTTGCGCTGGGTGATGATCCGCTGCTGCTGACTGCGCCGCAGGGCTTGCCCGATGCTGCGGGCCAGTTTGGTGCGTGCAGCCGGTTCCAGCTGTCCTAACAGGCCGGCCGCCCAATCCTCCAGCGTTTCCAATCGATTGGTCATTTTGAAACGACCCACTCACTACCGGTGCCTTGCGCCCCAGGTACCCACGCCGGGTCGAGGAACGCGGCTACGCGCTTAGGTTCGCCTGGGTGGTGGACGGTGGTATTGCCGTCGGCGTCTTTCCCCACAACCACACGCTCGGTCAGCGACAGTGTCAGGCTCAGGTCCACCTTGCTGTTGTCCAAGATGTCGGCCTCGAACTGGATACCCTCGGCGGACTTGTTCAGGTTCTCCAGCAGTTCGGACTGGTTCACGCTCAGCCACCCCAGCAACGGCAACATAACGTTGTCGGGGTGACCCGCGTAGTCGGTGAGGATGACCTGTAAATCAAAGCTGTATTCGAACGAGAGCGAGGCAGCCGCGGTGCAGCGGATTTTGCCGTTGTCGATGAAGATCAACAGCCGGTCGGGGTTGTGCTTCAGTTCGGCCACGGTGGCGAGCAAGTGAGCCTTGAGGCTGTCGGGCTTGTTCATGGTAGGGCCTGTTGGTGCTTATAAACCATATCCACCTGACCTGCGCATTCAGCCCACGCGGCTTCGACGCGATCCTGGTCGGTGAGTTGCTCGCCGTTATTGAGCGGGCCCGTTGCCGGCAGCGTGCAGGGCACCACGGCCGGACAGCCACTGACGATAAGCGTCGGCGCCGGTGAGGGCGGGGCGCTCGCGCAGCCGGCGAGCAAGCTCAGGCAAAGGCTGGCCAGCCCAGTCGCGAAGGTCTTCGTTTTCACGTTTCAGTGCCTCGATGGTTTGCTCGCGCTTTGCCAGGCCTTGGCGCAGTTGATTTTGTTGAGTCCGCAGGGCGCCCTGGGCAATGCGCTCGTCGTTCAGAGTGGTTTGCAGCGCACTCAGGTTTGAACGCAACCTGTCAGCTTCATCGCGAGCGGTTTTAGTATCCTTCGCAGCTAGTTCGGTATTTTTCTCGGCCACGGTGATGCGTTGCTCTTGGCCCCAGATGAGTAGCGCCAGGGCGCCAAGCAGGGCGATACCGTAGAACGCCTGGCGCAGGTTACTCATGCGCGGTACCAACCCAGTTTGTTCATGGCGCCGACGTCCATCAGTTCCAGAGGTCCTCGCACGATCAGCACTTGGCAACCCGACTTCATGCGGTTCAAGGCTTCGAGCAGCAGCCTCATATCCTCTTGGTCAGTATTTTCCGGCACCACCAACAAGTTGCCGTCCTGAATATCCAGTTTGCGCACCGCTTCCAGATCGATCATGCCGCCACCGCCTGGCCGCAGCCGCAGTCCGCGTGCCGCTCGTAGGCGCGCTGGAGCTTGATGTCGTACAGGTTTCGCTGGTAGTTCGGGCCGTTGTAGAGCTTCGCGAATTCGGGCCATTTGCGGGCCTTCAACGCCTTATGCAGAACCGGGTCGGTCTGGATGAAACGCACGAACGCGGTGAACTGCTGAGACTCGCCTGCGCTCATCTCCTCGACGAATGCCTGCACGCTGGAGTAGCCCAGCCGCTGCCAGTGAAACCCCATGATCTGGAAGGCGCCCCAGGAGGCGGATTCCAGCGCGGCGGTGTCGTCGATCAGACGTGCATGGCTCAGGCGCTGGTGCTCAGCAGTGCCACCGGCATAGCCGCCGGATTTCGGATTGACGATGGCCGGATTGGCGACGGCCAGTTGGTCGGCGTGGCGTTTGAGTTCGTCGGGGTTGTCGCCCTCGTGGCGTGGGGTGACGAGCTGGCGGTACATGATGTGCCGCTCGAACAGAATCACCGGCTTGCCATTCGTCAGGAAGCCTTTGCCCTTGGATTCAACCTCGTTGACGGCATAGATGCTCGCCAGTGGTATGTCGAGGATCTGCGCGGCCTGCACCAGATCTTCATTTTTCAGCAGGAACTGGCAGTCACCGCCAGCCAGGCTGGCCTGGGTCTTTTCGCCGGCAACGCCATCGGCGACCAAACCGACTTTCAACTGATACGTCCGCACTGCCGCTTCGGTGGAATCGCCATAGTCGCCGTCCACCACCAGCCCGGCGCCTTGGTCGTTCAGGTTCTTTTGCAGGATGCGCACCGCTTGCGAGCGGTCGCCGTGGCGAAGTGTCGTCATAGCTGTTCTACCTTGCGGGTGAAGAACCTTTTGGCGGCGGCACGAGTTCCCTCGACGCCGAGCAAACCGATCACACCACCGAAGAAAGGCGCGGTGGAGGCGGGGATACCGAGCAGTGCCAAGCCATGACTGGCGGCCAGTGCAAGGGCGCCGCAAAGGGGGGCCTCTACTGCCATTCGGCGCAGGGTTCCGCCGCCGTACATGATCCGTAGGGCGGCGATGGTCAGGGCCAGGATGCCCGCGTACAGGGCCGGCCAGTTCTGTTCGAGCCAGGCGGCGAGCCAGGCCCAGGTGTCGGGACGTTCAGGCATGCGCTTCATTCCGTAATCCAGAGTGGGTGGGTGTGTAGGCTCGTTGCTGGCTCTTCAGTCCCATAGGTTCACCATCTGCCGCTGTGGAGCAGCGGCCTGGGCTTCAGGCATTTGCACAGACAGGCCTTGGGGCAGGATCGGACCGTAGTCGGCCAGGCCGGGGTTGGCTTCGAGTACCGCCTCGGTCACACCGGCGGTGCGGCCGTAGTGACGCCAGCACAGGGCGTCAACGGTGTCGTTCTGGAAGGCGCGGACGGTGACGGGCATCAAATCAACTCCACGGTGGTGCGGTTGATTCCAAGGAAGTCACGCACGGCCCAGCGCAAGTCGCGGCGGTAGTCGTCGATATTTGGCGTGAGGTCTTCGGCGTTCTGGTTGCCGCTGTTGGTGGTGTCGTAGGAGCGGTAGCGCTCACACACCTCGGCGCCGGTCGCGGCTTCGATGGCGCGGCGGTAGAGGTGCACCAGTACCGGCACGTTGTTGATCTTGTCACCGGGAACGTCTGCCAGTTCGGCATGGTCTGCCGCTTGCTGGATGACGCGCCATTCGCTCAATTCGCGGTTGACGCTGATGGCGGCGGCGACAGCGGCGGTTTCCAGGCGATGCGCGGTGACGCTGGCGTCAATCCGTAGCGTGGCGCGCAACTGATCCAGATCGATTGAGGGCCAGAAGGCGTCGGTGTTGATATGGCCGCTGGCGACGGGGCCACTGGCTACGAATCCGCTCATGGAACAGCACTCAAAAATAGGTCGCCGGTGGTCGGGGCTTCACGTTCAGGAGGAGCGGCCTGGCCGATCCGCCCCGAGCCGGCGGGGTGCGTGGGGACGCTCGGTTAGCCGGCAGGGCCGGCAAGTTTGTTGAGCAGGCGTTCGGCCCGCTCCAGATCTTTCTTGCCACCGCAGGCGTCATGCAGGGCGATGGCTTTTTTCAGCAAATCCACACCGGCCTGGAGCTTGCCGGGTTGGCCCGGGGCCTCTTCGGTGATGCCTTCCAGCGTGGCGCGGCCCATGGCGAGAAACAGCTTGGCGCGGGCCTGGTCGGGCATGTCTTCGGCGTCGGTGAGTTCGGCGGTGCGATGCAGGATTGCCAAGTCGAACGGCTCGCCGACCTTCTGGGCTTTGAACGCTGCTGTCGCGACTTCCTCGGCGACCAGGCAACCCAAGGTGCGGGCGAAGCGGTCGGGCATAACCATCTTGTGTTCCAGCACGTAGGTCGCGATGTCGAGGCCACCGGTGAAGTCGCCGGCATCGAAGCGCCAGATCATGACGGTGGTCAACACCTCGTCCTGTGCACCCTGGCCGCCTTCCAGCACACCTTGCACGTAGGAGTCATAGCTCGGCAGCAACTGACGCTTGAGTTCAGCTTTGCCCTGGTTGGACTGGACCTGTTTCAGGCGCAAGCGGTCTTGCAGCAACTGGTTGAGCTGGTGCTCGTAGGCCGTGGCGCCGGCCATGGTTTGGGTGGGTTCGGTCGCTGCCGACTCGATGGCGGCAGTGACACGTTCAAAGTGACGGCGGCAGGGGTTGGTCATGATGGCCGCCTCAGTTCAGGGTGATGTTTTCGGCCATGGCCGCGCAGCCCAGGTCTTCGATGACGTAGCTTTCGTTCACCGATTCGAAGTTTTCGATGCGGTCGCGCTTGGCGTTGTCCACGACGGTGCGGCGCCGAGTGCCTTCCTGCCAGTACAGCGACAGGTTATCCAGACGGGTGACGAGCAGGCCGTTGGCCGGGAAATGCGGAACACGGACGGCCGGCAAGTTACCGAGGCGCTTTTGACTGGTGACGATGTCGGCGGCCAGCATTTCGGTGGGCGCTTGGACCTTGTTGATGATCGGGAAGTACTTGTCGGCCAGCAACTGGCGACCGCAGATGACCACCAGTTCGGTGTCCTCTTGATACCAAGGTTCGATGAACTCGTTGACCATGCTGACGACCAGGGCGTCGATGTTTTCGAAGTCCTTGCCGGCACCGATTTCGATTTTGCTGCTGCCGGCCACCACTTCATCCAGAACTCGGGCAGGGTTTTCCAGGCGCATCTTTTGAAGCCAGCCGATGTTGACGTCCTGCAACAGCGGGTTGGTGGCCGGGTTGGATGTCGCGGCGCGGCTGATGCCGTTCCAGCCGATCATGATCCGGTTGAGGGCCTGGGCCTTGATGATGGCGTCACGGATGCGTGCCTGGAAGTCCTTGAACTTGGCCCACTGGTCCAGCTTCTGGTAGCGCAGGCTGGTATCGAAGTTGGTTTGGGTGCAGGTGTACCCACGGGCGTCCAGGCCGCTTGGGTCACGGGGCTCGCGATCTTTGAGGGTGGTGTCGGTGGTGCTGGCAATGGTGCCGTCGATACCGATGCCGACCTTTTCACCCGACTGTTCCGATACGCCGTAGACGTTGATGGCGCTGAGGAACGCGCTGGATTCTTGAATGCGGGTTTCCAAGGTCTGGGCGACGCTTGGGTCTGCGGTGAATTTGGTGGTGACGTCAGTCACCCCATGCAGCTGCGCCAGTTGTTGCAGGTAGGCGTTGAACAATACTCGGGTGTCGTTACGCATGTTGATTGTCCTTCATTATTCGGGGCTGTGGTTAGGCTGACTGTCAGCAGTCGGTCACGACCAGGTCATTGCCGCCGGTTACTGGCGGACGCGTTTTCTGGCTGTGGTCCTGGGTGGTGGAGAGCTTGTCTTTCAGCTCTGTGAGTTCCGTGCTGACCTGGTCGAGCCGGGTTTTCAGCCCCGCCGAAAATTGCTTTTCTGCGGTCAGTTGGTCGGGCAGATCCTTGACGTGTTCGGCGATGGCTTCGACGGCTTCGCCGATCTGGGCGAACTCGGTGTCGTCCTTGGCCTGCTTGCCAGTCAGCAGCGCTTGCACCTTGCTGAACAGCTGGGCGCCGATGCTGGGCTTCTCTTCGATCTCTTCGAACTTCAGCTCGGTTTCCACCGCCTCGGTAAACATCGATGTTGCCGAGTAGTGGCGATCCTTGAAGGGGCTGGCGTCAGGTTTCTGGGCAGAGAACGCCAGAACGTCGGTGCCCAGGCTGGCGGGCGAGTCGGTGACCGCCAGGCCGACGATGTAGGCCTCGCCGGTGTCGGCAAAGCTGTCGTCGATTTCGATGGAGGTGTAGATCTTCTGTTTCGCCTTGTTCATGGCGATCAGCTCTTGGGTCGGCTCAACCTGGGCGAACAGGGCCAGTTTCTTCTGGCCGTTGATGTCCACCTCTTCGGTTTTCACAGCCAGCACGTCGCCGTAGGCCTTGAACGGACTGTCGGGCAACAGGCTGCGAAAATGCTCCAGCCAGATACGGGCGCCGTAGGTGGACGGGTTGAAGTTCTTGGCGGCCTGTTCCAGCCAGCTGCGTTTGATGGTGCGCTTGTCCGAAGTAGCGCCCTCGACGGCGACGCGGAACCAGTTGCTGCGAAACTTCTTCATGCCGGGAATCCTCAGTGCGTGGGGCGCCTGCTGGGTTGAGCAGTGCGTTGCAATGAGGGGCATGGTCGTCACGGGCGCGAGCGGCGGCAACGAGACGGGACTGTAGGCGAGGAGGGTACAAGGGGCGGCGCTATTGAGTCGCCGTCATGGGCGGCAGCATCTCGGCCATGACGACGACCACTCTGCTGCCTATCGATCCCCGACGCCAATCCAAGTTCCTGTATTGGATGGGTTGGCGTATCTGCGAGATTGCCGAGGCTACGGGCGAAAAAGAAAAAACGCTACACAGCTGGAAGGCCCGCGACGAGTGGGACCGCGCCGACAATGTCGAACGCATCGGCGGCGCCCTGGAAGCGCGCTTGGTGCAGTTGATCCTCAAGGACAACAAGACCGGCGGTGACTTCAAGGAAATTGACCTGCTGCACCGACAGCTTGAACGTCAGGCCCGCATTCAACGCTTCCAGGGCGGCGGTACCGAAACCGATCTCAACCCGAACCTCGCCAAGCGCAACGAAGGGCCGAAGAAAAAATCCCCGAAAAACGACATCAGCGAAGACCAGATCGAGCTGCTGCGCGAGGCCTTCATCGACGGCTGTTTCGATTACCAGAAAGACTGGTATCGGGCCGGCAACCAACGCACCCGCGTCATCCTCAAGAGCCGGCAGATCGGTGCCACGTACTACTTCGCCCGCGAGGCGTTCATCGACGCCCTGGACACTGGTCGCAACCAGATTTTCCTGTCTGCATCAAAGAACCAGGCCTACCTGTTCCGGGGTTACATCCAGGCCTTTGCCCGGGAAGTTATCGGCGTCGAGCTGACTGGTGACCCAATTGTGCTGCCCAACGGCGCCGAGCTGTTTTTCCTCGGCACCAATGCCCGCACCGCCCAGGGCTATCACGGCAATTTCTACTTCGACGAGTTCTTCTGGACGTTCAAGTTCGAGGAGTTGAACAAGGTCGCCTCGGGCATGGCGATGCACAAGAAATGGCGGAAAACCTATTTCTCGACCCCGTCGAGCATGGCCCACGAGGCGTACACCTTCTGGACGGGCGAGCGCTTCAACAAGGGCAAGCCCGCCGCGCAGCACACCAAGGTTGATGTGACCCACGGCGCGCTCCAGCAGGGACGGTTCTGTGAGGACCGGCTGTGGCGCCAGATCGTCACCATCCTCGACGCGGAGCGGGGCGGCTGCGATCTGTTCGACATCGAAGAGCTGCGCCGGGAGTACAGCCCCGAGGCGTTCGCCAATCTGCTGATGTGCGAGTTCGTCGATGACGGCGCGAGCATCTTCCCGCTGTCGGTGTTGCAGTCCTGCATGGTCGATAGCTGGGTGGAGTGGGCCGAGGACTACAAACCGTTTGCCATGCGTCCGTTCGGCGACCGCCAGGTGTGGGTCGGCTATGACCCGGCCGAGACGGGCGATTGTTCCGGCCTGGTGGTGGTCGCGCCACCCCTGGTGCCCGGCGGCAAGTTTCGCGTGCTCGAGCGCCACCAGTTCCGTGGTATGGACTTCGCCGCGCAGGCCTCCGCCATCAAGGGCGTGTGCGACCGCTACTGGGTGACCTACATCGGCATTGACGTCACCGGCCTGGGCAGCGGCGTGGCCCAGCTGGTGCGCCAGTTCTTCCCGGCGGTGACCACCTTCAGCTACTCCCCCGAGGTGAAAACCCGCCTGGTGCTGAAGGCCTACGACGTAATTCACAAGGGCCGGCTGGAGTTCGACGCCGGCTGGACCGACATGGCCCAGTCGCTCATGGCTATCCGCAAGACCATCACCGCAGGCGGTCGCCAGTTCACCTACACCGCCGGCCGCAACGACAACACCGGCCACGCCGACCTGGCCTGGGCGCTCTTCCACGCGTTGCACAACGAACCGCTCGAAGGGCAGACCGCTGCCAATACTGGGCGAATGGAGATTTACTGATGACCGAACAACTTGCCAGCCAGGAGCTTTTGCCGTCCGCCATCGATGCCGCCAGTGCGGGTACCCAGGTGTTTAGCTTCGGAGAGCCGACGCCGGTGTTGGGTGGTAGGGAGGTGTTCGATTACCTGGAGTGCTGGTTCAACGGGCGGTGGTATGAGCCGCCGTTGTCGCTCAACGGCCTGGCCCGGTCGGTGGGGGCGAGTGTGCACTTGCATTCGGGGTTGATGTTCAAGCGCAACCTGTTGAGCAAGACGTTTATTCCGCATCCGATGTTGTCTCGGGCGGCTTTTGAACAGTTCGCGTTGGACTTTCTGTGCCTGGGCAACGCGTATCTGGAGAAACGCCGCTCGGTGCTGGGCGGTACGCGGCAACTGGTGCCGTCGTTGGCGAAGTACATGCGGGTTGGGCCGGAGGGGCAGTTCTACCAAGTGCAAGGGTGGAAAAACGAGCACGCGTTTGAGCCGGGCAGCATTTTTCATCTGCGCGAGGCGGATTTGCATCAGGAGATTTATGGGCTGCCGGAATGGATCAGTGCGTTGCAGTCGGCGTTGTTAAACGAGTCGGCGACGCTGTTCCGGCGCAAGTATTACGAGAACGGTAGTCACGCCGGGTTCATTCTGTACATGACGGATGCGGCGCAGACTGAGGCCGATATCGACGCTCTGCGTAAAGCGCTGAAGGAGTCCAAGGGGCCAGGGAATTTTCGGAATCTGTTTGTCTATTCGCCCACGGGAAAGAAGGACGGTATTCAACTGATTCCAGTCAGCGAGGTCGCGGCAAAGGACGAATTCAATTCGATCAAGAATCAAACCCGCGATGATGTGCTGGCGAGCCTGCGCATTCCGCCGCAGTTGATGGGCATTGTGCCGCAAAACGCGGGTGGGTTCGGGTCGATCAGGGAGGCGGCGCAGATTTACGCGGCCAACGAACTGGAGCCCATTCAGACGCGGATGACGCAGTTAAATCACTGGCTTGGGGAGGAGGTTTTGCGCTTCAAGTCCTACGAAACCGGAGGGGAGGCTTAATGCCAGCGGGTGCCACACGGCCCTGGGGCGCTCATGTGTAGACTTCGGACGGAGTTTGGTGAACCACTTCGGCTGGCTATTCGGCTTTGTTGACATAATTATTATTTGAGTGGACACTGTCTACTATTCATTGCAACTGAATACAATGTATACAAGCCATTCTGGAGCGTTTATTATGGCCTCGCCAGTCCTGTCCTTTCGTGTGGAATCCGAGTTGATCAATCAGCTTGATCAACTCGCCGAAGCAACCGATCGGGATCGTCAATACCATCTCAAGCGCGCGCTAGCACGTTATGTTGAGTCCGAGTCTTGGCATTTTCGAGCAGTAGCTGAAGGCATTGCGGATGCAGAGGCGGGCAACCTAGTCGACTTGGATGCCGTGAAGGCTAAGTGGGTGGCCCGTGCCGAAAATCGCATTAACCAGCAAGGCAGGAAGTGATCTTGACGGAATCTACGAGCATTATGCGCCGTTGTTAGGTGCTGAAGCCTCAGAAGGCGTCGTGTTTCATATTATTGAAGCACTGACTATGCTGGAGACCTTCCCTCATATGGGCAAGGCCTCGGATATTCCTGATTGCCGCGAGCTGATCATCTCGAAATATCCCTACCGAGCGGTTTACACGCTTAAGGCCGACACGATCAGAATTTATCGAATCCTGCATCAGCATGCCGAGCGTCCCGAAGACTGGTGAGCCTAGAAACAAATAGTCCCGCCGTTTGGCGGGATTATTTTGTGTTCGATTTAACGAAAGGATCGTACTCGTAACGCGACTAATCCTTTCCGGGCGGTGGCAATCCCAGTTTTTCGTGGTGCAATTCGTTTAGGCCCGCAGCCAATTGCCCATAGGCGGCCCAGTCGATGGCCTCAATCTTAGCCATCGCCGCTAGGTAACCATGGGCATACTTGGTTTTTTCGATGACTTCAGTTTTGGTTGATGCCGCTGCCACGGCCGCTATTTGTTGCTGACAATGCATGAGCGCGCTTTGGCGCTCCTGGCTGCTGAACATCGGCATGGCAGGCGTTCCTTTCTTAAGTGTTTGTCTTCGTATCAGGCAGGTTTAAAGGGGAATTCCTCATGTCGCGTCGTGCCAAGGGTGACCGCTGCAACGGCCAGCGATGTCCACCCCTTTCCCGCTGAAAATCACCGGACCAGCGCCGGGTCGGAGCCGGGATTCTGGAGCCGGTGTGATCCACCACGCACCCAGCCGCCACCTCGACGGTGTGATATTCGGTAAAAGCTTCGAACAACAGCAGATCCCGACCGCCGCATTGCGGGCAATGGTTGTTGTGGGTTATTCCTCCAGCGCGATCAGTTGCATCACGGTGGTCGGCTTGGGCTCGGTCCGCGTCACAATGAGGCCCTCGACAGTGCCCGCTGCTTTACCGTTGTAATAAAACCGTCCCTCGTGAATCTCCCCGACCTGCCAGGCCTCGGGCCCCTCGTAGTACAGCCCCTTGCGCACGACACCCAGGCGGGTGCCCTCGTAGTGAAGCGCGTAGGTCTGTTTCGGATCAAACTGTTCAGCCATTGCGACGACTCCTTGTTGCGACAGCGCCTGACCGGGATGGCCTGGCGGGGGCTTTCGGCTATCAATCGTATGCGGACTTAGCCGCGCACGTCCATCTGCACTGCTTACTGAACGCCGCTGCCTTTCGGCGCCTGGCTCAGCAAATCCAAGTGGTACTCCGTGAATTGGTTCACGCTGTCCTGGCCCGCATATACGGCTAGCGCCCGCAGCCTTGATCCAGCAGCGCCTGCACCCGGACTTGCTTGATGTCTTCAACCGCCATCGGTGCCGCTCCTTGTTGAATGTGGCGAGGACACGGCCAATTCGACCTGTAATCGCCGCAATATGGTGCGTTTTTTGGGGCAGTGACGTGCCTCACAACTGGCGCGCGCCGTCGTCCCCCCACCTCGCCTGCGGGCTAAATGGGTTGTTTTTTCTGCACACCTGCGGACCTCTCTCGGCGGCTCAGGCTGGGCGCTTGCTTGGCGTTTGGGGGAGGGCAGAAACCTGCGGAACCCTGCGAGGGTGGATGCTTCGCGCAACGCCTATAAGCACGCACTGACGGCTGAATTTCTGTAGGTGCCTCGGGAAAAAGGTTAGTTTTTTTTTGAGGGGATGTGGCCGGGTTGGAAGGCCCGTATTTGTTGGGCTTGAGACCTAACTTTATTGGGTTAGGTTGGGTTAGGTAGAAGGTTAGTATTTCGTAATATGCTGTTTTTAAAGGAATTAATATATTGAATATTTAACACTAATAAAGGTTAGGAAATAACCAGACCTAACCAAAAAGCTAACCTTGCCGATCCTCCGTATAGCCATGACAGACAAGGCTTTAAGGGCACTCAGCCAAAAGCTAACCTTCCTAACCTCTTTCCCGTGGGTCAACATGAAAACGCGAAATATGCCTAGGGCGTGCCGCATTTGGAGGTGCGTGCTGCATTGCGCAGTGCTCACGACCTTCACATTCACGCGCCCGCACTCTCACTCACACAGCTTCACGTAATTGGCGTTTTGGGGAAGGGGGCTGGATCGACAGGCGCTGGCAATGGGAACATTGGCGCAACCGTGTGGATCAGCGCAATCGCTGTCGCCAACTCGCCCAAGTCTGGATCTTTACGCTGCAGAGTCCTCAGCGCGTACATCTGGCGTTCGGTGATGGGTAACGACACGTCTCTTTTCTTTAGCAAGTACGCTCAGACCCAGCGCAGCGGTAATGGTAGACCGGCCTGCCGGGGTCTGGTTTCTACCGGGCGCAAAAAAGCCCGCCGGAGCGGGCCTTGATGTGGGGGGTTATTGAACATAGGCGCGTTATGGGTATTGGTACAAACCGCCTAATGGGGTTTTGTTTGGGGTTTCTTTTCGTCATCGCTACGGTGCTTCGTTACCCATGCGCTCCAAGCTCCGCCTATAAGTCCAGCAACTGCACCGGCTACAGCTATAGCAGGGAGAGAGGGCGCCGCGATGGCGGCAACCATGCCCACTGCAGCAGAGCCCCCTACACTGAGCGCCAGAGAACTGGCGACTTTGGCAGCACGCTCTTGCTGGAGTTTCTTGGCTTCGCGCAACTTCCGAGCATTGCGATGACGCACAAATCCACGCATTTCACGCTTCATGACCCTTTGGACTAGAGCTTCCTTTTCTGCTTTGGTCAGGGTCGAACTTTTTGCTTCGAGAGCATCATCCAGCAAGACCTCCAACTGATCCTTAAGATCCTCGACGGCCTCTGTATTCTTCGTCTGGCTCATTACGCGCCTCCCGCTATGCAGCAGATGACTTGTTGGGTCTTGTATCCAGCGTACAGCACAAGGCATGTAAGTACTGTAGCAAACAATTTCATAGGCCAACCAGGTGCCCAGTTTGTATCCGCAGCCTTTGAAAAAATCGCTGTGATGAGCATCAGGAAGCACGCAAGCGCGATCAGCCAGCAGAACCACGGGATTGGCCCCATGGACTCCAGTCCCCAGCCCTTAACTCCCGCCTGGATCGCTAAAACCGCTGCACCGTAGAGCCATCCGAGAGAGTCAATCGCCTCATCCCACTTAAAGCTGAACGAAGAGGTTTGAGCAATCTTAAAGCAGCCTAGTAAGGCCCAATACAGAAGTGCTGTTCCGACCAACGGCAACATACCTTCCCAAACCAGCCATTTGAGCGATGAATCCATTAATAGTTCTCTCCATGCGGCAGGTGCGCATGGTGGAAGCCGCGCTTGGCGAAGTCAATCAATGCTCTCGCGCTCGGCAGAGTGGGTGGTACGAAAGTGGTACGGGTTTGTTTGTCGTGCGCTACAGGGCGCGTATTACATGGCCTGTAGAATTAGCAGTTCCAATCCATCATGGGTGCAACGCTGAAGCGCCGGGACAAGGTCTGCGGGGGAGCTGGGTATAGAGACATCGGATATCTGGACAGAAAGGCGGAGGGCCGCAGTTTATCAGGAAAGCGCTCAGCGAGGTCTGAAGCCACAGGATCGCGCAGTTCCAACTCCCTCACGTCCACGAGCACAAACTCTACCGCCGGATGAAGAAGGGCACCCATCGCCGATGTCCTGCCAAAGACCGCCCTAGCCCACTTGTCGGATGGCTTGCAGCACCAGGCATCTCGGTCGATATCTCGGAATAACGGCAGCGCTACGCCGACCCTTTCCAAGAGAGACAAAAAACATGAATGTCAGGACTATGAACCTCGCCCCGAGGTCTGCCACTTTCTTCTCGCTCATTGTCCTGGTGGTTTTTGCCCTGGGCATTGTCGCCCTGTTGCAGATGGGCAAGCTGCGAGACTCGGAGCAGGATGTCGAAACCAACTGG